TTAGCAATTCAGTTAAAGCAGCAAATCTAATAATTGGTGAGCAATAAGCTCACCTTTTTTTATTCAAATTATTTTTAAAAAAAATGCAAAGAATTAACAACAACATTGATCAGTACATTAACTGGAATGATCCTGACTCAATTGCAAACTATTGCCCAGAGGATCAGTTTGAGTATGTGCCTGATGATCCAACATTCAAAGATCATGTAATTTATTTTTTACAAATTTATTTAATTGATCCAATCAGAATGTTTTGTATCAAACATTTCAACATCTTTCACTACAAAAGACCATACGGTGCAGATTGGTTAGAGGAGGAAAATTCATGACAGATTTACAAAAAGCTCAGAAAAATTACGAACTAGCTATTCAAATTTTTGCTAACAATCCAACAGATGCAAACTCAAAATTTTACAGGAAACAGCAGCACATTTATGATCATGTACGCTATGGCAAAATGACTCTTGCCGAGGCAAACACTACTACAAAATGTCCTTATTATCCTACAGCCCCATTACCAACAGATACATTAGCATGATTATTAAAAAATTCACCTCAAAATTAGACGGCTCTACGTTTGATTATTTTATAGAAGATAATATTTTATCTTTTAGATATGAAGGTACAGATTGGCAAGACTTCGTCCCAAACGATAGAAGAGCCTACAGCAAAGCCGAACATCAGGAAATGATGGATTTACTGGAGGGTAAATAATGGCAAAAAATATAGCCTTCACGACTGAACAGAGAGAAGAAATTATTGATATGGCTTTGGGTTGGTTTGAAGATTGGAAATTAAATGAACCTACAGTCTATCCAGAGACAGTCGAAGAAAGAAAAGCTAAAATGCTTCCACTAAACAACAGCGAACTAATAAAACATTTACAGGAATGGTACGCTGAAGACATTTGGGATCATATAAATTACATTCTTTCTTAAAAAATTAAAAAACCGGTGAACGCAAAAATCGTAGAGGGTGTAAAAACCCTCTTTTTTTTTGCCTAATCGTAGGCATCTTTTTTCTTTAAAACTTCTACTTGTGACTCGCATCTGGGGCAAGATAAATTGGTCATTACTGAAAACTCAGGGTATCCATTCATGCCCTCTTCGATGTCGATATCGCCCCCGATTATCAAATCTGAATCACACCAATAACAATTCATTCTTCAAGTCCAAAGATAAGAGTATGTGCTGTTAAATTGTAGCCAAGCTCCCATGCTCTTTCAAGAACCTTTCTTTGTATATTGGTGGGAATCAAACCGCCATTCTTTTTCCAGTTTGAAACAGAACCTGCATCTCTTCCAATTTGCCTAGCACATTCACGCACTCCACCAAATTCAGAGATAACTAATTCGTAAGGTGTCTTAGTTTTCATAAGGTGTTAAGGTAATTTTATAACTATAGTATACATCCGTGTTGGAATAATTACAACAAATTGTAAAGACGGATTACTTGACAAGTGTTGGATTCTTTGATACATTAGAAATCGGAGGGTCAAACCTTCGATTGTCCACGTTACTAATTTCTATTAACAACTATGGCTAAATTTGGCGAAACTTATTATCGAGTTCCAAAGCCAACTGAGGAACAAATTTCTCAAGGTGCTATACCCACATATTTTTCCGAGTTCGGAATTGACATTGATGCTATTAAATCAATGGGTGTTTCTAAAACTTGGAAAGTTGTGAAAATGCTTAGAGAAGCTAGGGATGAAATTTATCCTAAACTTACAAAGGGTAAAAAAGAAACTTCTACTTATCGAACAAGATTTGATGAGATTGAAGCCTTCTTAAAATGTGAAGTTCCGTATTGGATTTACAATTCTTTTCAAGAATTATTCCCTACAGAATTTGTTGATTACTACCATCCAGATTATGGCTACACCTGTTATATAACCACCGCTGAACCCAAGTGGATGTATAACGCAAGATACTAAACAATCGCCCCCTTCGGGGGGCTTTTATTCTCTAATTATTTTCATGACTGAAGATCAAAAACCTACTAAACGTTCAAAGTACAGACAGTACATTTACAACTCTGAGCCAATGCAAGATTGGTTGAAGAATGCACCAAGCCAACTTTTAGATTATGACATTGTCACAGATAACAAAGATGGTTTGATGAGAATAAGAATTCTTTTAAAGAATGCTTATTTATTTGATGAGGATTAACAATGACTTTTATACTCACACCTTACTTAATCCTATTTCTACTACTTATTTGACTTGGATTACTGGGGGGCAACACCGCCCCCTTTCTATATTTGCAAAGCGTTGGACTTTGTGATACACTTACTATCAAGGGCAACCACCCACCATTTACTTACAATTTTCTAATTACAAAAAATGGAACAAAAACAAAAAACATACAAGGTTCTTTGGGGTATGTGCAGAGCTACTTATTATGTAGTTAAAGCAGATAACGAAGAACAAGCTATTGAAAGATCAGGTTTTAATTATGAGCCTGATGAAGATTGGGCAGTTAAAACTTACGAGAGAGAATACGTTGGTGAAAATTGCCATCATGCTAGTACTTGGATTTACGAGGAGGAAGGAAATGATTAAAGAACCTAAATTACCTAAACTTCCAACTCCAAATGCATCAGCTATGCAGCAGTTAATTAAACATGATGTTCCTAAACATCTTCATAAATTAGTTACTGCATTAATTGTTTGTATTACAACTAAACAGGATTATAGATATGAAAGGGCAAAAGAAATTGCTGATTATGAAAGTTTAAATTTATCTGATAAAGAAATTAAACTTGCACAAAATAAAGCCCTAACAATTATTTATAAGGAGGATTAATACAAATGGAAACTAAACAATTCATTGAAGAAGTTTATGAAATTGCTTTTGGAGACAATGCAATCAATCGTAACTTCAGCCATGAAGAAGTCATAGACGCATTAAAAGAAATTAATGAAGATTCTGTTAAATGGCTTAATAGAAAGGAGGATTAATTTTATGAAAAAATTTGTTGTTATTAATTACATCACTACTTACAAAGAAGTTGATGCTGATACAAGAGAAGAAGCTATTGAATTAGCTCTTACAGAATCACCTCACGAAGCTAAAGAACGCACCGTAGTCAAACGATGCGGTCTTAACGAATTAACAAATACAGGGAGGTTTTAAATGAACACTCCTAAATTAAACGATGAGCAAATTGAAAATTTAACTCATTCTCTTTACACAAATCTAATGGACTTTAAACAACTCAATACTGGCTTTATGCCAAGCAGAGAGGACATTATTAAATGTGTTGACTACGCATTAAAGAACACATGAATCTTTCTTGGAGGGCTTACGAGCCTTCCATGAAGGACTCACAATCTTTCACCTCAGATCACTTACAAATTTTTATTTAAAAAATCATGAGAAAAATTGTTATCGAACTTTATGCCAACAGCGAGTACTCACTTGATGACAGGCTAAAAGAAATTAGATGGGCTATTACAAATGTTGTATGGCCTTCATGCTGCTTTACTGATGGCAGCCGTAAACGTTTGGAATCTGGTTGCATTGAAGAAGAAAAAGAATATCTTCTTACAGACTATGAATACGACAAAGAAGATCCTACATGGAAATTTGGAGGTAATGAATCAATAGTCGGTAAATGGAAAATGCAAATTGTTCCAGACCAAGAATACGAAAAATTCCAAGACACAAAGGAGCTTTAAAAAATGACTATTTCAAAAAATATAAAAACAATTCCAATAACCAACAAACAAGATTGGTTAGAAAACAGATTGCTTGATGTTACTTCTACTGAAATATCATGTTTGTTTAATTGCAACCCATACCTAACAGAGTTTGAACTGTACCACCAGAAAAAAGATAAGGTGGTAGTTAATTTAGAAGACACAGAGAGAATGGCGTGGGGTCGAAAATTAGAAGACAGCATTGCTCTTGGTTGTGCTGAATCTCAAGGATGGAAAGTTGAACAAATGGATGTATACATGAGCGACTCTCAAGGCATGGGATCATCCTTTGACTACAAAATTACTAGTGAAAAAGAACTAGGAATTATGGAAGTAAAAAACGTAAGTGAATATATATATAAAACTAAGTGGATAGAAGAGAACGACAATCTGGAAGCTCCTCCTCATATAGAGATGCAGCTACAATACCAGCTACACGTTGCAGATATTAATTGGGGATGTATTGCTGCATTAGTTGGTGGCAATACACAAAAACTTATTATTAGAGAAAGAAACAGAGAGATGGGAAAAAGATTTGATGCTGTAGTAAAGGAATTTTGGGACAGAGTTAAATCAGGTACACCACCTCCAACTAATTATGAACGAGATTCAAATTATATGATTAAAAATTTATTTAATCATGCCGACTCTAGTTTAATTATGAATGCCGATGCAGAGATGGATCAATTAGTTAAGGATTATCATGCAGTTAACAAAGAATTTGCATCTTTAAGTAAGACAAAGGATTCAATAAAAGCACAAATACTAGAAAAAAGCCAAGGTGCATCTAAGATTATTTCTGAATATGGAACTATCAATTGCGGTATGACTAAGGCTAGTCAAGGTAAATACATTACCGAAGATATGGTTGGTACATTTATCAACCAACGCAAATCTTTCCGCCAATTTAAATACAATCAACCAAAAGGAGTTTAACTAATGACCTCATCAATCACACCACTAGTACAAGTTCAAGGAACACTTGAAAAAATGGCAGACAAATTTACTGAAGCTTTGCCAAAGCAAATGGAAGTAAACAAATTTATTAGTGTTGCCAAACTTACATTAAATAAAAATCCAAAATTAGTACAAGCAGACAGAAATAGTTTGATGCAAACTTTTATGAAGGCCGCACAAGATGGTTTGTACTTGGATGGTAGAGAGGCAGCAGCAGTTTTATATGGCAATCAAGTTAACTATTTGCCTATGGTCGAAGGAGTTATTAAATTAATGCATAACAGCGGATTAATTAAAACTATTTCCGCTGAAGTTGTATATGAAAATGATTGCTTTGAATATGAATTAGGAAGTAAACCTTTTGTGAAACATATACCATTATTAGTTGGAGATAGAGGCAATCGCATTTGCGTTTACTGTCATGTACAAACTGCAAATGACGGTGATTTTGTTGAGATCCTCAATATGCAGGAGGTCGAGAAGTGTAAACAAGTAGCAAAGACACAAGCCGTATGGACTAAATGGTATGACCAAATGTGTAAGAAAACAGCCATACATCGAATAGCAAAACGATTACCTAAGAATGATGTAATTAATTCTGTTGTAAGAATAGAAGACGAGGATATGGTAAACGTAACACCGGATGACAAACCAAAGACAGAACCATTGTCCAGATTAAAAGAAGCTATGGGTATGAATGATGCGGAGGTAGATCAAGCAAAGGAAGATGTTTTAAATAACTTTAGCAAGAAGGGGTAATGAGACAAATAATATCAGAATTAAATATTAGAGAACGTCATCTTTTGGCACGATCTTTATTTAGACTACAAAGTTTTTTAACTGAAAAATTTTTAAAAAATTCTGAAGATGAAGTTAAACAAGAAAAATATTTAAAAGTTATTCATGAAGTAACTGGACTATTTTTTAAATTAGGTTTAACGGATAAAGATTTGTTTGAAAAGGAGGAGTAATGCATTACTTCTCTTTTCACATTAGTGATTACATGAGCCATACAGCACACCTTTCACCAATGGAAGACTTGGCATATAGGAGATCTATTGATATCTACTACTTGCATGAGAAACCATTACCAGAGGATGAGAAAGAAGTGGCACGTTTAATTAGAATGCCTGACCACACACATCAAGTACAAGTTGTTTTAGAAGAATACTTTACTTTAGAGTCAGGCAAAGGGTGGACTCTTAATAGAGCAGACATAGAAATACAAAAATATAAAAACAGAATAGAAGGAGCAAAGAGGGGTGGTAAGACTACAGCATTGCTTAACCGCAAGTTAACCGCAAGTCAACCACCGCTAACCAATAACCATAAACCAATAACCAATAACCATAAACCAATTAATAAGACGCTAAAGCGTCCAAATAATGTAACTAAAAAAACATGGGAGGATTTTCTTATTCATAGAAAAAATTTAAAAAAACCATTAACAGAAACTGCATTAAAAGGTATAAAAAGTGAAGTTAAAAAATCTAGTATTAGTTTGGAGGATGCATTAATTATGGTACAGGCACGAGGATGGCAAAGTTTCAAATCAGAATGGGTTACCGGTGAACGCAGAAATCTGAGTAAAACAAATTACGGTGAGGGGGTACAAAAGATATGAAAAAAAATAAGGAAGTGCTAATTTTTATGATGGATATTACAACAGGAGAAATGTCTATTAACCTTGGAGGGCAAAGACTTTATCCGAATTGGAAATTTAAAAGAGTGAAAAAATGCTAGAAAATCTAATTAATAAAGACAGGCCAACACAAGATCGCTTATGTGTTAAACATAATGTTGCTTATACCTCAACAAACTATATTGGTGATCATTGGACAGAGTGTCCTAAATGCATGATTGAGATTAGGGATGCTGAAACAAAAAAACAAATAGAGCGTGACAAGCAAGCGGAGCTAGAGCGACAGCAACGTAGGTGGATGGCAAAGATAGGTAAGGCAGCCATACCAGAACGGTTTAAGGATCGGACATTAGATAGCTATATAGCAAAAACAAGTGGTCAACAGAAAGCATTAGCTTTTGCAAAAGAGTATGCAGAAAACTTTGACCAAGTATTAAAAACTGGACGTTCAGCAATCTTTGTTGGGAAGCCCGGAACAGGGAAGACTCACTTGGCAGCAGGCATTGCGTTGAGCATTATGCAACAACAACGAACAGCTTTATTCGTGACCGTTCAAAGATTAATTAGAAGAGTTAAGGATAGTTGGAGAACAAAACAAGAAACAGAAAGCGAAGTTATAAATGCATTTGCATCACCAGATTTGTTAATACTTGATGAAGTTGGTGTACAGTTTGGGTCAGAGTTTGAAAAACAATTGTTGTTTGATGTATTGAATGAACGCTATGAAAAACTTAAGCCATCTATTTTATTATCAAACATACCTAATGAACAATTAGCAGATTATCTTGGCGAGCGTGTTATGGATAGACTTCGTGAGAACGGAGGTGCTTTAATTGGTTTTAATTGGAATTCTTACAGGAAAAATTAATGGACGAAAAAACTATTTTAAAAATTGCTAAATACAAATGCACACTTGCAGAACTCGACAGGCAATATTGGTTTGAAGGTTTAGATGAAAACTATTTTAAAATAAATTTTGACCGAATTACGGAAGAGATAAGGAGGTTAGAAGAATGAAAATAATTTGTACTGAAAAAGAATATTATGATTTACGAGAAGTTATTACGGCAGGGTGTTGTTGGATTGGCAACGGTGAAGGTCGAAAAAAAAATAAACAAAACAAGGGTAAACTGGTTGATTTAAATAAATTTAGAATGGCTACTAAGATGATGGGAAGTAAATCTACAATTGAATGGGAGATAATAAAAGATGATTGAAATTGTTTTAGGTTGGCCGCCATCAGATCTGTCACCAAACGCACGATTGCATTGGGCAAAACTTGCAAAAGCTAAAAAATCATACAGACAGAAATGCAATACAGTTTCTAAGAATCAATTAAAAAAATATAAGTATGATAATTTGCCAGAAAAATTAGTTTTAGAAATGACATTCATACCGCCAGACAGACGTAATTATGACCGAGATAATTTAGTTGCTAGAATGAAGTCAGGTATTGACGGACTAGCTGATGCATTACGCATCAACGATAAACGATTCAATACTGTTATATCAACCATGGACACCGACTATCTTGGTGGGTTTGTCCGCATACGCATACTAAAGGAGACACCTTATGGCACGAAAGATCAAGAACCTATCCGTCAAGACACGAGAATACAAAGATAGAGATGGCAATTCAAAGGCAAATTGGCAAAACATTGGAGTCATTATGGAGAATGACCAAGGCAAACAATTCATGCTTATTGATAGGTGGGTTAATTTAGCAGGCTTACCTGACTTTGGAAACAAACCAAATCCATCAGCAGTAATGGTAACCATGTTTGATGCCGATAATGATTATCAACCCGGAAAACCAACACCTAATACACCAACGTATAAAGGTAATGATGACTTACAAAGTTTTCAGAAAATACCTACTGACGAAATACCTTTTTAAATAAGCAATATAAAACCCTAGAATAATACGAACCATTGATTACTCTAGGGTCTTATAGGTGATGGGGATTAAACTTACTTTTTCTTTGGTGGTCTACCAACCTTAGATCCGTAAGTACCTTTACCTCTCGGCATAATAATCTCCTTAAATGTCCTACTCAATATGAAAGAATTTTTTTATTCTGTCAATAGATTTACGTTCTAATTTTTTATTTTTTAACCTTTCTTCTTTTCTTTCTTCAAGTATTTCTTTAGCTTCATTTTCAACGACTCTACCTAACAAAGCTGCTAAAAAAACATCTTGTTTCATTTGATGTCTTACAAGATGAGTACAATATCTTTTTATATCATCAACATTATTACTTTTCATTATTTCTCTACATCGCATTTCAACTGACAATTGCAATTCAACAGGAGCAGGCTCAACCTCTATATCTAAAAAAGTATATTTGTCCATTAGTTTAATTTAGGAAACAAATTTTGCTCAAGCAAATCAACTAACCTATCGTCTAATGTATTTGTAGTTTGCTTAACAAATACACGACAAAGATCCACTACTAATCTCTTACATCCTGTGGTAGAAAGGAAGCGTAATAGTATAGGCTTTAGTAATTTGTACATAGTTTGTTTGTTTTTCCAAACATAGCAAACATTATTTAATCTGTCCTTCCAGCCTACTTACAGATTCACTTAGCTTGTTTAGTCGATAATAAATGTCACGAATATCACGCTCTCGTTTGTTAGACATATTAGATATTGTGACTGCTACTGCTGTAACACAAGCACCTACAAGTGCTGCATATATTTCGGGCATTTGCTTATCTAGGTAATTACATATAGTATTACTAATAAATGCATACTATGGCAGAAGAAATTAAAAAAAATCCACTACAAAAACTGAAAGAAAACATTACTGATAAAGAAGAGCAACTTGCTATCTTTACTAATTTTGTTCGCTTGGGTGTTTTAGTGTGGAGTGGATTTATCCTGACATTAAATTACATAACAATTCCGGGGTGGCAACAAAACAAAATTGATCCAACCTTTATCGCTTCAGTCTTCACAGGAACTTTGTCACTCTACGGAGTCGAAGCGGCCAAGAAAAGAGGTGATGGTACATTTAAAGCAGGTGAAAAACCTATGAATAAAAAAGAAATAGAACAACTTATAGCTACACAAC